TACTCAACCTTGATTGGGACGATAGTAACAGGCTCTAGCGATAAGCCGCCGTGTGTTTTTTTACCGTTTTCAGCAACCACATCAATATCAGAATCTAATGTAAACGTAAATTCTTTAGATCCGTTAAACGGAATAGGTTTTTGGCTAGATAGTTTAGCTAGTGAGCTATGCCCCTTAACTTTATTGATAAGATCTGATACTAAATGTTTGTCAAATAAGCTCGCTTTTGATGTTTCTGTTCCCATATTTTTTCTCCTTTAATTAATCTTCTAATCTTCTGTACTTAATCCTTGCACTAACGCTCTGTAATTTGCGTCTGCATTACTATCGATATTTGGTTCGTTTGATTTTGCTGGCGGTTGTGGTTGGGATGGCTTAATAAAGGATGCTAAGCGTTCTGCATCTACTTTGAGTCCATCTTCATCATCTCCTTGCAAACGATCAGCTAAATCAATTGGTAAGCCATACTGTAACGCTACCTTTGTCCGTAAATTTGCCGTCTCATAATCGGCAATTTGATTCTTCAGGGTGCTAATCTCTTCCGTATAGCTATCAGTGTTTGATTTAGCATCATTCAAAGCAGTTTGTAAGCTGCTTTTTTCGGTTTCAAGTTCTTCTACACGAGTTTTCAATTGGTCGTAATCTTGGTATTTCTCACGTTCTCGAGCAATGCGAGCTTTTACGATTGCATCCAATTCTTCCTGTGTTTCGATAACTTTAAATTCTGACATATTAACGTCCTTTCCCGGCAGTTCGGTAGATTTTTTTAGCATTAAAAAAGCACCCTTTCGGATGCAATTTTTAACAGCTGGTTCTTTGCTTTCTTTTCGGTTTTGTCGTGTAACAAATCCAGTGCGCAAGCAATGCACTGTCCATTAAGCTAATATTTCTATCATCATAAAGCGATTTATACCCAAAACCACCATTAGAGCCAATTTGCCTCTTTTCACAGTTTGTGACTACTGCTGTCAAAGATGGCTGATCACTATGACAAATGGTTTCCTGCATGATCCCCTGCTCCCACATCATGTTAGCTGTGATAATTTCAGCAACTTTAGGCAATTCTGGTTTCTTTAGACCTTGCTCTTTCATCTCCTGAGCAAGTAATTCTTGGCCGCTGGCGCCATCAATTACAACCTTAGCAATGTCAGCTGATTTCAGAAAATTAATAATCCATTGAGTACCATTCCTAACTGATAAACAGTCAATAGTCTCAACAAATACCTTATTTTCTGATGTTCTTGCTGCAATTGATAGTGATACGTTGTTGCCATCTTGACCAAACTTGATACCGACAAAAAGCTTGCTTTTGAGTTCTGGCACTTGCTCAACTTTGAGTTTTGCCCATTCTTTTTCGGATATAACTGATTTTTGGTTAAAGGATGGCCAATAACCTAAGCGTTGGATGTTGTGATCAATCTCATCCTCACCAAGTTCGGCTTCGATTTTACGCTCATTTAAATGGAATCCCATCGATGGGTTAGCAATATACCAACTTTTAACGTCATGTATCGGCTGCATTTCGTCAACAGACCATTCCGCCCACCCAGAGTACCGCTTATTGCCTTTTAAACAATCTTTACGATAAGCCTCAAAGACTGTACCTGTTGACACCATGGTTGGTGGTGTCCCACACATGATAGTCATAGGATTATCACTATCAGTTACCGTGTATTTCAACGCTGATTCTTGCTCAGATGTGTATTCTTGTGCCTCGTCAATGATAAGTAAATCAAATCCCTCACCAAGTCCACCGTTTGATGTCCTAGTCCGGAACTGGATAACAGCACCACTAGATTTGAACTCTATTCGTTCTTGTCCTTTTGCTTTGTTTGATATAAAATCTTCACCATCAACGTAGCCCGACATTTCAAGATATTTTTTTACCTTCTCAAATGATGCGTGAGATGTGCTGATGCGATGGGCAGTATGTAGGATTTTTAAACCTTTATGCAAAGCCCACAGCTCAACAATATAGACTACTTCCGTCTTACCGTTACGCCGTGGGATAGCATACCCATACTTTTGATGAACCCACAGACCATTTTCATCTATGGCCATAATTGGGATAAGCATATTTACTTGCCATGGATAGCAGCTTAGCCCTGTTTTTTTGTAGTAATTAATAGCTTCATGCGCTAGAGATTTAGCAAAATGTAAATTTACCGATTGAGTAGGTCGCTGATTGCCAAGCTTTGTTTTCGTCTTAGTAACCATACTTATTCCTTTCAATCGTACTGCCTAGTTTTTAGCCATGCGACAGGGCACAATAAAAAGCCGTATTGCTACGACTTTGGTTTAAGTTGATTCATAAGTCTGTTCAAAAACATCAGGTTTACATGGATAAAATTCACCAGCGATGCCTTTGATGATGTAGTCGCCTTTTTGAGCGACCATGTCGCCTTCAAGAGTGGGGATTACAATACTCAAAGTCGAACATAAGGTATTTTGACCAATAAACTCTTTGATTTTTTCATAGTTTGTACCCGTAAATTGAATTGCTTCAACTACGACCGGTTTCTTACGATATTTCATATCACTTCCCCCACTTACGTTTGTAGTTTTTCTTGATGTAGTCAACCGTGTCACCGATTGCCTTGATAACTGATTGGTTATCTAAAGTAGCAGCTTTAACAGTCGCTAACTCTTCGTTTGTTGCCAGAGCGTTCCGCTGAACAATTGATTTCAACTCCATGATTTCTTTGTTTTGATTTTTAATTGCTTCAGCCTGCAAGGCATTTTCTGCAATCAATAGCATGATAGCTGTTTCCAATTTACGTTTTTTCTTGATACGTTTATTCATTACCTTCTCCTTTATTTAACTTTGTTGCACACGACATTTTAGGGACAAAATTTTCCGCAGCTTCTAAGGCTTTTTCGTAAGCTTCTTTTGTTTCATTGACTTTATTCATGATTTGTTGAAATTCGTCTTTGTTTTCCCAAGTCATTTCGACATTTAATGATATTTTATTCATATTTTTCTCCTTTTTGGGCATAAGAAAAGCACCAGATTGCTCTAGGTGCTTAATATATTGCGTTTTCTGGATCTGGATCAATCGCCACCCCGCTATTAATAGCTTTGTTTAATTCCAGTGTTGCATCTGGTAGAACCTTTTTCCACTCATCAAAGTAAACGTCTGGCTCCCAAAAAAATACTCTATCAAGCGAGTCTTCTCCAAACTTTTCAAGATATTGTTTTTCAGCGTCGTCATATTTTTGACGCAGTTGCCGATGTAATTTTGGTTCCATATTTATCACACTTTCACAAATAATCCAATAATAAAATTCAAAAATTCAGGGTCGTCATTGATTGTCTTGTAGTCATATTTCCATGTTTTTTTGTCAAAGGACTTAGCAAATCGTTCTTCAGGAACAAAAATACCTTGTAATCCCATAGTGAAAACTTCAGCTGCATCGCTGTAGTATTTACCAATATATGGTGATATAAAGTCATCTTTCTTAGTAACTTCCCCAATACCATAATTTGAACTTGGAAAAATATCTTTCAAGCGAACCTCAGCTTCATTAGCAGTTCTTTTATCTACCCAGGCTTTCTCTAATCTTACTAAATCAGGATTAACCAGTTCAATCATATGTCCTATCTCATGGTAAGGTGTTGTTTTTCTTGTTCCATTTGTAGCAATAACTAAATCTTCATCATATCCATCGAAGTAACCGCGCTTCCTTTTTATAGCTTTTAGTTTTTTACCAATACCGTCCGGAACAGCTGCCCACTCAGTTGGATAATTTTGAAAAGCCTCTTGTAGCTGGTCTTTAACAAGTTTAGATGAACCTTTTGCCCAAGTATTTTTAGGTATTTCTCCACCGATTTCACGAAAATTTGAGAAAATTTCTTTTAATTTCTCTTTATCTCCTATATGTTCTGAAACTCTAAAGTGATAATTGATACGTTTCCCTATATCGATTATATCACTCGGACCAACCTTTGTCATATCTAACTTAGCGATATCATTTTTGATAGATTCTACTAGAGCACTTTCCTTAAATTTTTCAACCCTTTCTATAGATTCTTGAGTTTTTTCTTTCTTTCGCCAGATTTTACTCCAAGCACTCTGAACTTTTCCATTCTTCGGGTCATAGTCAAGCGTACATCGACACCGCTGATGTCTTCTCCATACGTCCTTAGGGACTTTTGGATAACTATAAGTGCCAACAACCTCACGACACCATTCACAACAGTTGCCACTTTCTGTTCTGACAACCTGTGGCGTCATACCTGTTTTATATTGTAAATCCGCATTTGCCTTGATGGTATCATCCACAATGGACTGCGAAAAATTAACAATCGGTTCACCAAACAGCCATTTTACATCATCAAATGTATTCTCGCTATCCAAACGATTTACCATCCCGTTAATCTTGTCTCGATTTAGCGGTGGACGTTGCACCTTTAGACCAATCTGAGCATTCTCATTTAAAATCCGCTGAACATCACCAGCATAACCTGAAATCAATTTGTAATTCCGTCCCATAGTCTCATCTAAGAGACGCTTAGCGATATTGTAATACATTTTACCGTCTGGTAATTTATCCGAGGTAATAGAGCCTGTCAGAGCCAAAGATAAAAGTTTTCCAACTTCAATACCAAACTCGTTGACTGTTTTATATGTTGCTTTTTTAGACTTCAAATCTGCAAAAGCCTTAGCAACGACCTCGCTTTTACCAAAATACTTTTCAAAATCCTGTTGAACTGATTTTAAAATCTTAGGTAAGACATCATCAGCCATCAGTTGTCACCTCCGTCGCTTTTGGAGTTGGATTGTCAGAACCTTTTACCCCAGTTAAGTCACGGATAACATCTGCATCCATGAAACCAGGAATAGCTTGATTAAGCTTAATAGCGCCATCACCGACTAAAGTAAGCATATTTGCATCAGCTTCAAAAAGAGGTTCCCATTTAATTTCAGTATCCATGAACTGATTGCGTAAATAAGGAAACTCATCCCTTAAACAAACAGCAATATACGCCACATTTAGAAATCCAGAAGCAAAAGAGCGTTGAGCTTTACGTCCTGCTGCTCTTAAATTTTCATGCGCTGCTTTAATAGCTTCTACTGATGATGGATTGTCAGATGGAAAACCAAGATCATCAAGAGTGAGTCCAGAACCACCAGCGAATAGGGAAGCATACATTTTTAAATGCTCCATGAAAGGAGACATACTGGCTGTAGTAAACTGACCAACAGTTGGCTTATCTCCGTCTTCATCTTTTGAGATTTCCAACAATGTGGATACCGTGGCACGCCACTTTTCCATCGGTTCAGCGTCTGGATCCATTCCCAAAACATATTTTTGTGGGAATGAGTAAAACTCAGCCGTAACCTCTGCTCTCTCAAGCGTTCTCTTCGCTGCCTTTTGATGATACATTCCAGCCTTGGTAATGCGACTGCGACCAAATGGTCTAACTGCGTCTGGTCTGTGAATGATAGGTACAAGCAAGGGGTGACCTGTTGGATTTTTAATATTATATGGTTTCCCTTTTTTTGGATAATACCAGATGTCTTTGTCTGTGAAATAGGCCTCTAACGTAGGATTACCGTTTGAGTCAGACTCTAAAATTGCATAACCCTCTGTTAATAAAAATGTAGTTGGGTCAAGTATCCCCGTCGCTTTACTAGCTTCGATAACTTGCATTTTAGGTAAGCTGTCTTCCGCTCCTGGCATGATGTACACAAAGCAACAAGATGCAATTAATGCTGACTGTATGGCTGTATCAAAAAAGATATCAGGGTTATTCGCTTTAAAAATTTCCCAAGCATTAAAATCATCGTTGGCAAACTCCCTGAAAATAATACGGTCCGCAAGGCTATCAACCCCTTTAGCGGTCCATTCTAACACAGACCTGTACATTTCACGCACATTATTTGGCATGACAATACTTCGTGTGTCGTCTCTGTCATCCATGGCATAATAACGATATCTTTTATCAACTCCAGTTTTAAAAAGAGCTAACTTCCTACGAAGATAGCCCATACCCATATAATTCATTTCTGCTCCTTTATTTTTTGCATGACTAAATCTACAAAGTTTTCTTCATGTACATCTATTCCTTCAATAAGTGTTATTCCAGTAAAACCAAATTCAGATTCATTTGCCAAAATTTCCTTTTTTAGTTTTTTATAGTGCTGCGCTAAATTACGTATTTTTTTAGGCTTTTCTGTCACATCTGTGTTAGGATTTAGGACTTTCTTTTTTTCTTTCCTCTGTTCATCCCGTTTTTGTTTCATCAATTTACGTTGTTTCTCACGATTGCCTTTCTTACGGCATTCTTCAGAGCAATATAAAGTTCTATTGGTTTTTGCTTGGAAGTTTTTTTTGCAAATTAAGCATTTCTTTTTCAATGAAATTCAACCTCCAAAATTTTCTAAATCCTAACGTGAGAAAAAATGTACAGTGACGGCGTGAAGCTCGGCCGACCGACCGGGTAGGGAGATACCCCCCATTTCGCTTCT